CCAGTGATGATATACTGAGAGGATTGAACCATCCTCTAATTTAAGTCCAAGTCTTGCTCTGGTTGCCATAATGATAAAAAAATAGGGTGAGAGAAACAAAAACATAGTGGAGCAACTTTGCCTAGATTACTCATCTTAATCCTACAACTTTTACAACTTTTCCTCTAGTCTTCAAGAGACATCGCTTTCAGTCAAAGTAAACCTTCCTAACCAAAAATGGATGTATAGGTAGTAGGGATGAAACCACAGATGTTTTGTTTCCCACTATTAATATAACACATCCGCAAGAGGATTCAACTGATCATGTGCCACTTCAATTACTGGCATATAAAGTGTTCCATATTTACCGAATGTTCGTCTAAACTTACCAAGTCTATCACCAAGATAAACGATAGCAGATTGAAATGGAGCAGCACCTTGACCATTTCCAAATTTTAATCTTTTATTAATTGCAAGAAATGGATAAGTTGATATAGACTTCCACCATCTTGTAGAAACATCCATCTTTATGAGTAATACCAATTCTTTTGCGTGTCCTAGTTTATATTGTGATACTGCGTATGGTATCCACTCCTTACTATTACTGTATGGGTGGTTCATAAACACACTCTCGGCAACCCAATTATGTGTCAGACCATTTGCCTTTTCGTCATACAAGATTCTAGCGGGTACGTTGGGATTCTCGATGTCATTACAACAAGGGTCTAAATCTAGTTTGTTATCAAAAAATTCTAGTACATCCCCCACAAACTCAGGGGGTGTATTCCAACAATCAGTTTTGTTTCCTGTCGTTGATGTTAATGCTTTTAATGCTGTTGATGCCATACAAATATTATATCACACAAATCTAGTTCTGTCCAATCTAAATATTTAAAAATTCGGTTTTCCGTATATGAATTTACTAGAGGGTTGCCATTCTCTTAAACTAGAATGTGCATTAAGAGATTTAGGTTTCGTAGATGTGGGTTGGAAAACTATTGCAAATGCAGGTATATTTATTATTTGTCCTTTCGGGTTGCCCGAAAATCCAGAGGGGGATTTACTCGGATTTCAAGTTGTCAAATCTAGTAGGGTCATTAGATTATCCGAGAGTGCTAAGAAAGCATTAGATTTTGCTATAACGATGTCTGGTTAGTCGTCATAAATTAGACATTCTGGTTCGTCTGGATGTAGGTCGCAGAATAATTCTAAAGCATTTGGGTCATGATGGTCGCCCGCTTCAATTTCTTCTTTATGATGTCCGACATACTCCTGTAGTTCGTGTAACTCTTCTTTGTAATGTCTCCTCGCTGCTGATGAAACAGTTGGGTCATCAATCCTTTCTTTGTCGAACTGGATGTGGTCTTCTATTGTTTTCATAATGTTCTCCTTTTACAATACTATTTATTAGATGTTGATAAAGATTCAAGTGTTTCTTTACGGATAAACACACCTTTCATATCATAATATAATCTATGATTTTCGGTGGTAACGTAGTGTCCTACGATGTCACTTCCGTCACAATTGTAACCGTACGCTATAACTTTCTCTCCTACTCCATCTATACGAAATCTTTTATCAGATGTCAAGTATGTTCCGTAAATTTGGTCTAAATTAAACATAGTTCTAAGAGTAATGTGAGCATATTATAACATAACTAATTATAATTTGGCAAATTGCTTAATGATTTCTTAAGAAAAATCATTAAAGAAAGTTCCAAAAGTGCCACTATCACCATCCTTTCGGTTTTCGATTTTATCCATAATATCGGATGCCATGATAAGATTATCTATATTCGCAAGCATATCTGCGATGTGTTTACTTATCATAGGTTTTTCATTTCTCGCTGAATATGCAAGAGCATTTTTAAGATTACCCTTTGCATCTTCTAGTGAGTCCTTGACTTGTTGTGATAATGCCATTATTCTTTAACCCATCCTCTATCTGTCAACTGATAACCATTAGCTACTAATTCATCTTCACTAAGACTTCCTGTATTTTCTACTACAATTTTCTCCTTTTTATCTGGTAATTCAGTATAATCTGGCCAGCGTTTGGGGTTTGTAATGTAATCATCATCTATTAATGACGCATTTATCTCAACCACTTTATTTTTTTTATCAATACCATACAATAAGTCCAAAACTTCTTTTGAATGTCTTGCACATATTCTATGATACTGAGAGTTTCTTTTTAAAGTAAGTAAGATACAGTCAAGAATCTCCTGTGGGGATTCAACTGTGAGTGCATCTTCTATAGCATCTTTCAAATTGTTTAAAGATGGACTATTAAACTCTTCTATCATTTGTTTTGGTCTAATTGAATTGCTTTTTCCATGATACCCTGTATCTCTTTTGAAGTCAAGTTATTCATCCAACTCCACTCTGGGTCTTGTTTATCCCACTCAACGGTAAAAGAACCGTCTTTATTTTGATTGATTTTCAGAGATTTGCTCATCTTTTTTCAATTTTAATGTTCTTTTCAATAGTTTGGCATACTTCACATCTTCATTATTATATAAATTTGGATTTGCTTTTGCTCTTTTTATCAACTTCTTTATTGCTTTCTTATCCTTCATAAAAAAGTTAAGTTATGTTAAGAATTATTTAGTATATTACGAATTGAAGATATTTTTGATGTCTCCTGATACTGACGAACTACCTTTCTTAATTCTTATTCTTGTCTTTAATTTTTGATCATGTTCTGCTAATCTACTCATTACAGTAAGCATATCATCTTGTAATTTCTCTATCCTTTCATTCTGTTGTTGGATACATTCTTCTACCATATAGTTCTCCCCACTCATAGGGTCTTTTACCCTAATCTCAAACTGTTCATCAGGTGTCAATCTATTGTGGTATGGATATAATCTATCTGCAATTTCATCTGCAATCATCCATAAAAATTCTCGAATATTAAATAATAGTTTCATTTTTTCCATTCAGTATAGTTTTGGTCTATATCTCTTGCTAACATAGCAATAAGAGTATCGTAAGGAATCCAAGCAGGGTCTTCATCTTGAAACTGCACCTCCACTTCCTTAACGTTTTTTGCGTAGAATCTGTGATATACAGTTCTAACATTTTTCACAAAGGTCAACGGATTATTCATAGTAAATTGTTTCTTTCATTATAAAACCCCTGACTTAAAAAGTCAAGGGTTAAAGATGCTGTTTGTTAAGGTGGATGCGTAAAGTTATACATTACTGTATTAAAACCTCCTTACATATTCTTTTACATTCGCTTGCGTTGTCGCTACATTCGATCAGGCACTCATAGTATTCTGCGATTAAATCGTTATGTAAATCGTTCTCTTCATTTACTAACTGATTGTGCGAAATTAAGTTGTGCATTTGTCGAACCTCTATCTATCTAAACCCATAATATAGGAGTTTTAGTGCATCTTGTTTCTCCCTAATTCACAAAATTATTTATTGAAATACTGACAAAACTATCACTTTTTGTTAAGTAAAATAAATGCCTACGCACATATACTTAGTCTCTCATTTCATCATAAGACATCTTAAGTAAGTAGTAGATGTACCAAGTTACAACTACCACTAATATTGCTACCATTATAACAACAGACCATACAACCATCAATCCCTTTGTCGCCAATCATCTGACCTGTCTGACCTAAACCATTCGTATATATCGTCTGGACTATCGAAACCCCTGATTTGCCTACCACTTGAATCGGAGTCTCCTATATTCAAGTTATTCAAAAAAGAATCGTTCGGATTTGTTTTCATTCTTCTTGCTTGCTTCAACATACCTCTTGCAGAAGTATTTGCTTTTGATAGTTTCTCTGCCCATATCATATCTTCTAAACTAACTTCACCTCCCGAAGCAATATCCTTGCAAATCGCTTCTAGTCTTAATCTGTATTGGGTTGAAAGCATAAGAAAAACTCATCTGATGTATTTATTTTCTTTATGTATGCTTCATAATTTCTCATCTTTTAATACACATAATGTTGTCTCCTTAAACACCTTAATCGCTTGTGGTAGTATATAATATTCCCTTCTCTGAACTGCCTTTGTAAGAGTTTCTATAGTATCATTTGCAAGTATAGGTACTTCTTCTTGTAATATAATTTCTCCTGAGTCTAACTCCTCTGTGACGTAATGCACTGTGCATCCTGTTATTTTATCTCCACTATAAAATGCTTGCTCAATAGCGTGTAATCCCTTATATTTTGGTAATAATGACGGATGTAAATTTATAATTCTTCTTGGGAAAGAATTAATAAGTTTTGGGGATACAATACGCATCCACCCTGCTAATACAATAAGGTCAACTTCATAAGTTTCAAATAGTTT